ATGGCGTCCTTGTCTTCTGCGGCGAAAGCAGTGCCAGGATTTCAGCCATATCAACCGAAGTTTCGCCACCCTTTGCGTAACCCTGGCCGGCGCGATCTTCGTACACGGCACCGCCCTCAGACTGCGGCACAAGGCCGCCGTGCAGATAGTGGCCCTTATCCGCAGCGTGCTTCGTCGCCTTGTCGTAATCGACCGTCTTGTAGCCGCCGGCCAAGCCGACAGCTTCCGGGTGGTGCTTCTCGACATCCTGAGCGATGAGACCGATCTGTTTGCCGGGTTCGCCCTTGTAGCGGAACTTGACGATCTTCTGGCCGTCGTAGGTCTCGCCAATCGGCTCGATGTCTTCCTTGAGGCGCTTGTCGGAGAAGAAGGAGCTGGGCTGCTGTGTGGTCGTCGTCTGACCGCTGAGAGCGCCAGTGCCCATGGCGATGTTCGCCAGGAACTGCGCGACCTGGAAGGGGTAGCCCTGCTGCTGCAAAAACTGATTGTAGAGCGCGGTTTGGCCGGCCTGATTGGTCTGCTGCTCGGCGGTACCCGCCGCCAACTGCGCCTGGGCACCTTGCAGACCCGCAGCCTGCGCTCCAGCGCCGAGACCGGCAATCTGCTGGCCACCCTGCATCAGGCGGGCAAGATTGGCCTGCTCTGCGCCCAGGTTGACGCCCTGCTGCTGCTGCGCCGTTTGGAGAGCCTGACCGTAGCCTTGGTTCATAAGGCCGGACACAGTCTGGCCGGTGGCGAGGTTCTGCTGCCGGGCAAGGTTCGCCTGTGCAATACGACCACGGTCGCCACCAAAAGCGCCACGAGAGATCTGATTGCCGAGTTCGCCTGATTGCTCCTGCTGCTGTTGCTGGCGGAGGTTCGCCATCGTTGTGCCGACAACACTGTTCAGGTAGGGCGACATGTACTGCCCAATTTCCTGACCGCCAATCTGTCCCGCATTAGCCGGGCCGGTGCCGGCAAGCGTCAGACCAGTTGCCGCGCCATAGAAAGGCTGCGCTGCGCCTGCCGTTTGATTGGTGTTTTGAATGCCCGCCATCTGCGTAGGCGTAAGCGGCGCGACAAAAGCACTGGGATTTTGCGAATACTGCTGGAACGGCGTCTGAGCGACAGCTTGCGCTTGAGCGTTTACCGCATTGTATCGATCCAGGACTTCTTGCGGAATACCCGTAGACGAAGTGGCTGTTGAAGATTTACCGCCCATCAGATTGTTCCTTTAGAAATCCGCTTTTCGCCCCGTACAGGAAAAAAGCTCCAGTTGGCTTGCCGAATTGACGTTCGTACAAACGAATCTTGCCTTCGGTGCGTGAGTTGCTCAAAACGCCAATGATCAAAGGGATTTCTAGACCATCCGCAATTTTCTTAGAGAACTCACATAACTTACGGGCCCGCCCGCCTTTTGCACTGCGGTATTCGGGATGGATAAAGATCGCTTTTTCTTCGACCACATCTTGATCGCTGTACCACATCTTGCCGATCCGCAGCAGCACCACGCCTTGGGGCTTACCGCCCTCTTCGCCAATGATCCCCAGCAAACCACGGTCCAAATTCAGAGCGGGCCAAATGTCTTCCAAGAGACGCTTTGGGTTCGGCTGAACAAACGCATTCTCATCGCAAGCCTGCATAGCCAATTCCATGACATCATCAATATCATTCGGAGTACCAATGCGAATTGCAATTTCAGACATTTTAATCCTTCTTGGGTCCGGGTAAGTTTTTCAATGTTTTGACGGTCTTGGCTCGCATCTGCTTAACAAAATCATCAAGCACTTTATGGCCTTCATCGAGAGAGCCGCCGCCAAGAGAAACAACGTCCTCTGGATGTATAACATATTCCCCGCCTGCGGCAACGATAGGCACTGAACTGACGGGGCCGCCGGTCGCCTTCTCTATAACGCCAGACGGGCGGAAAATGCTTTTTGCTACTTTGAAGCCCGCCATGGTGTTGCCTTCGCCCATGGCCGAAATGATGTCTGCCGGGATCACATAGGAGCCGCTGGCGACATGCATGGGCAGGTGGTCGGTGCGGCCAGCCACGGGACTGTGGATCGCGCCCGAATAGATTTTCGCGGCATTGGCTTGACCGCCCATTGCGGACGCCTGCCGGGCGGTGGACAGCGCCGCCGCAATGGCCTGATCACGGGGATTACCGGAATTGATCATTACGCACCTATCGAGTAGGTCACATTGACCGACTGGCCGGTGCCAGGGACGATCACAAGACCATTGGTGAAGATTAGATTGGCCGGGTAAACCCCGATGCCGGCATATGGCGCATCGCCTGTCGTGCTGGGAGCTGGGACGGCGCACAGAGCGTTTGCCGCAGCAGCGCCAGCCACGGTCACGCTGTTGTGAATCATGCCGTCGGTGCTGCCCTTCACGACGATTGAGAAGTTCACGAGGCGGCCCGCGCCGGCAAAGATCAGCGTGCTGGAAGTGACGGTCTGCGACGTAAGGACGCCAATGTAGCGTTGGAAGATTTGCCCAATTGTACTGATGGCAACAACGCCGTTTTTCTGAGTTGTCAGAATGTCATCAAGAGATGCCATTAGAACTTCCCGTCCACTTGTGTGCGATATCGAATGTTACCCAAACGCCAGAACGATCCAACGTCGCTGCTGGAAATGTTGATCGCCATCAGGCGAGCGCGGAAGCGCGGCGTTACAAATTGAGTCGCCTGGGTCAGCGTGAAGGGGCCATAAGCTGTGGGCGTCTCGCCGGGATAATCGGCAACGTAGAAGGTCAGGCTGATGTTGGCGTTCTGAGTGCCGTTGAAGTAGCCCCACTTCATGTCGGGCCAAACCTGATCGACAAACTGCTTCACATCGCCTTCGCTCAGGGCGAAGTAGCCGGTTTGAAAGCTCGACAGCATCGCTTCATCATCGGCATCGGTCGAGGTTTCATGCTGATAGATGTATTGGTTCTGCGGGCCGCTGATCGGCGGACCAGCGCCAATCGGCGGGCCAAGCACCGACTGGTTGATCCAAGCCGTGCGAGACAGAGTGCCGAAGTCCCACTTTTGTAAGTTGACGTTGAACTTTGCATACTTGGCCGGGACGCCACCGCTGCCAGTGATCGGGTAAAACCAAGATATTTCGCCAAAGCGCGAATTGGCTGCAATCCTGATTTTATCAAGATTGTCTGGATCAATGTCTTGGAAGATCACGTCCCAGATTGGACAGAAGATCGGTTTTACGCCGTCGCCGGATAGCGTGAAGAACTGCGACTGGCTCATCCAGTAAACAACGCCGTTCATTGAAGTGGCGGCTTTGGGGGCGATCAGGCCGCAGCCTGTGCCGATCTCGTTGAAACCATAGACGTACGGCTGGCCGGTGTACTGCATGGCCCACAGGGCCAAGTCTGTCCAAATCAGGCCCTGCTGCGGACCCTGGATGCAACCAACAACGCTCGAACCACGAGGAATGCGGTAGGAACCGGCCTGATTCGTTACGGTGCCGATCCAGTCATTTAAGTCCTCAATGTCGCACCAGCGGATCAAGAGAGGATCAATGACGCCGTTGAACGTCGAGCCCCAAGCAATGATCTGACGCTGCGGCATGGCGACGAACATGCCGGCGTTTGCCGAAGGCGCTTCTGGAATGACAACCGCAATTGGCTGATTGATCTGTGCATCCCAAGTGTAAATCGGGCCGCCGTAGGGGCACGCGACCAAGATCGCACCAAAGTTGTCTAGCGTCCAATCGGTCGCCGTAATAGGAGTGCCGGTATTCGCAACCGGCTCGATACCCGAGCCATAGCCGCCCTCACCGTAACCACCGACACCGTAGCCGGTTCCTGTCGGGAGAGGTCCCTGCCCGATGTAGTAAACGTACCGAGCATCACCACCGTTTTCGCTTTCTGTGGTGGTAGAATTTGCGGCGTTTGATGCTTGAATCACAAACGTGTTGGCATCCGTAACGGACACAATCGTGTAGTTGCCAAATAAGGTAATTCCGCCGACAGCAGTAGAGACAAGAATAGCGAACGTATCACCGGCAAAATACCCGTGATCGTCCAACGTCACTTCAACGAGTGAAGCCCCACTGGTGGTATCAAATACGGAAACCGCACCGCCGTCGTTTACCGTAGCCGTCGCAAAGGCCGGACTACCCAACGCATCAACGGCGTGTATTTCATAACTATTTGCGCCGACAGCAAAGCACCTATACAGGCCAAAAAGAATCAGGCCGCCAACGCTGATTTGCGTTCTAATATCCACCACATCATAGCTACTGACATTGCTTCCGGTGTCTGTAATCAGGACAACGCTGCTGCCATCTGTAGTGTCTATGGCTACCGCAACATTGTTTGTGTCAGTGCTTGGCGTAATGTCTAATTGAGTGCCTTCATAAATTACACTCAGTTCTTCTTCTGCACCAAGAGCAAGATAGTTGTTCGCATTTGTGTCAGCCCACGCCCACAAGCAGCGGACAACTGAGCCAATCGCGTTTGCAAAGTATTTAGTCCAGCCGCCCAGCTTCTGCGGAAGGCCAAGACCGTTTGAGTCAGGGATGAAACGAATGAATTGCGAAGTTGAGATAGCAGCTTCATTTAGGGCTGGTGTCCTATTCTGATCAACGCCGGGGCTCAGTTTCAGAGAAGCATGGGGCATAGACTATCCCCGTGACGGAGAAGCGACTGGGGAGGGAGACATAGAGGTCCACCCAGTAGATTCAAACTTCTTGCGAGCTTCTTCGACCATCGCGCCTTTCAGCAGGACGTTGTATTGGGATTCGTAAGTGATGGCCATCTGCGGATCGTCATTGGCGCGACCAAAGTTGCGCTGGAAGGCGCTGATGTAAATCATGGATGCCATGATCATCAGGTCCGGCAGGTAAGTGCTGATGAAGGTCGTGGGCGTTGCTGACGCCAAACTTACCGGGCGGAATGTGCCGACAATCTCAACGGAATATCCCGCATCCGGGAACGGCCCAAACAAGAACACATTGTCGTTGAAGGGCGCAAAGAGCGTCGGCAAGCCGGTGTATGTTGACGCGCCATAGACGGCATCAAGATACTCTTTCGTCGCCGGCAAGCACGGATTGCGGGTGCCTGCGTTGGGATCAGTCTCGCCAGCCGGCGTGATGATGTTGATCTGCTCAGAGACGACAATAGTGCCAGCCGGGATTGTCAGGCTTCGGTTGCCTTGAGTCAGGGCATAGCCGGTGATTGAGGTCGATGTGAACAGAAAGTCCAGATCACGGCAGAGGCGGTTCTCGGAGTATGTGATCATCTGAGGCAGGATCGTGACGAACGCCGGGTCCGCAGAATCAACAACAGCCATCGTTGCGATTTGCGACACATACGTTGTATAGGTCAGGCCTGTCGTCATATGACGCCTCAGTTATTTGTCGTGTTTTCCTTTTATAAACATCAATTTGCTGCAAAAATGATAGTTTTTAGCCTACCACATCTTTCGCCTGTTTATCCATAGCCCAATCTTTGTCGGCATATTTTGCGAAAAACCGGGCAAAACCAGACGTACTGATCGACAAGGTTTCGTCGTTTATGCCCTCTAGCTGTGGATGCCAGATGGTCTCCCACATATGGAACATGTGGGCATCCTTGTGCTTTTCGTACTGTTCCTCACCCCGTGCGGCGTCAAGAACGGCGTAATCCTCGAACAGGAAGGGTAGGAATTTCTGATGATCCAGCACCTTGGCGACGTTCGGATTGCGCTTGTAGATCAGCAGCGGCAGGTTGACGGCATGCCACGCCCAGGTCGGGTTCTTGAGGCCCTCGTCAAGCTCGTCTAGCCACGCACCGATAAAGCGAGCCTTCGGCTTGGCGATCAAGATTCCATTTGTGATGAACTCTTTCTCGGTCTTTTCAAGGGTCGTCATGTCCTCGATCAGGCCGCCCAGGGTGCATTCCTCGCCCATGAACTCGTGCAGGGGTTTGAGGAGCAGGGCGTCTGTGTCGAGGTAGATGCCGCCGTGTGCGTATATCTTCTGGAGGCGAACGACATCCGCCCAGTATTGAGGGTAGTCGCGCAGGGAAATGCCACGGTACTCGGTCGGCGCTTCCATCTGCACGAGCTTCACCAGGGGCTTCATCCGCTCCCAGTATGGGTTATTCTCCGGTTCCTGATTGTAATACATGAAGATCACGTCAGGCTTCTGCACCTCGCTGGCGGTCTTCACCGCCAACCAATTGATGTAGCTAAAGGGGCGTGACTTCTCGCCTTGGAAATACATGAAGTGGACGATGTTCGGCACCGGCTTGTCGGCGTGATCCTGCGCCACACTGCTACGGCACCAGATCAAATTGGCGGCCAGTCGAGGGTCGTCCGGTGTTGCCTTTAGGGCAAGCTCCGCCTGCTCGACGGCAACGTCCTTCAGCCCCATGTGCCAAGCCGAGATGCTGGCGAGATCGTGCGCCCAGTGCCCCCAGACGGTGGGATCGCAGGTGTAAACCTGGAGCCTGTCCTTGATAGCCAAAGCTCGCATGGCGGCTGCGTAGCACTCTGGCCAGCGTTTCTGGCCGTGTAGAAGAAGGGCCAGTTCGCACCACGGCTCACGGGTATTGGGCGCTTCGACGGCGGCCTGCATGAACCATCGCTCGGCCTCCCAGCCATTGCCCAACTCGACATAGCAGCGGCCCATGGTCCGCATCGCGTAGCACCGCTCGTTCATCCAGGTTGCCGTTGGCATGGCGAGGTAACGCTTTAGAGCGGCAATGGATTCGTCGTACTTCTGATGGAAGCTCAATTCGCGGGCGTAGTAGAAGGCGTTGCGCGGACAGAGCGGATCCTCTTTGACCGACAGCTCCAGCAGGTCCAGATACTGCCCGCGTGACTTCGTGGGGTCGGGTTTGTGGACAGCCAAGAGCATATCCGTGTCAGCCCAGACCTCTGTAATCCGCCCGTCAGGGATCGGATATTCATGGCACGGGTGATGCCACAAGTAGCCGTGCCGTGCGTGAATCTTCTCGTACTTGAATTGGATGCCACAGCCCCAATCGAACATATAACGGAGGCGGGTGGTGTCGTCTTTCCAGACGCGCTCGATCTCGTCACGCCAGCCGGGTTGCAGCAGCTCGTCGATGTCGAGGCTGATGCATACATCAATGTCGCGTGGGATCAACGCGAGAGCCGCATTGCGTGCCAGATCAAAGCGCCATGGCGTGATGCAAATTTCATGAACAAGTAAGCCACAGCGAACGGCTGTTTCGACAGTGCCGTCCGTGCTG